GTTAGCCATGCTACCAACTATAAACAGTATAAACACCAAGTGGCACAAACATTGTCGCAGTAAAGTCGTTAAAATCAGGCGTGCCGTTTGAATTAGCGTCATAAACTTCTTTACCAAGCCCAACTGCAAAAACAGGGATTAAACAAGTTTTCTCGTTAAGTCCAAAATCCGTAAACTCTCCTGCAATTATGCAACTAAAATAAGTTACAGCTCCAGCCACTAAATGCTTTTTCTTATCATCTTCTATGGTGAAAGCGTTTAAGCTTAATGCTAACACCAATGTTAATATTATTTTTTTCATCCCACAACCTCAATAAGCATAGCTATTAAAATAACGACTATCATAGAAGCTATGTAGTCGTCCGCCTCAAACTTTCGCACCGTGTCTTTAATTCTAATCAAAGCTGATTTCATCATCGCAAACCACCATGCAACTACAAAAGTCAATCTCTTTAGCTCTAAGCGTGAGTGCGTTCGCTAAAGTCTCTCTATCTACTCTTTCCAAGTCGCTCATAAACAACTTCTGCGCAAAGCTATCAATCTCATCAATAGACATCGCGCTTATCTCTCTAAGCCACATTTGTAAATTCTCAGCACTCATGGTAAAAGCACCTTCCCAACATATACACTTACTATAAACGCCGCTATTTGTATCAGCGGATTAATTTCTGTTTCCATTTTAAGCTCCTATCCTTTTTGGATATAACTATTTTAGTAAAATATATTTTATAGTTTCCTTAAAATATATAATTTTTACTAAGATGTGTTACTTTTTAGAACTATCGCTCCCAGTTTTTAATAGTTGGTGTGCCTTTATAACCTCGTAGCTTTTTAACTATGAGATAAACTTCTTCGCCTTTTGTTTTTGTAATGTCTCTATTAAGTTCTAGCTTACAATCAACATGATTAGCAAAAACTTCATCTATATCAGGAGTTTGTTTGTTGCCTTTTAAACTAGAGTGAGAAACTAATACAACATTATTTCCATCTCTTATAAGTCTATTAACAAAAGTCTCAAAATCTGCAAATGTGTCAAAGTGCTTTAGTGCATTTGCACACGTGTCAATTATTACGGTTTCGTTTTGTAGATGGTAAGATATAGGTTTACTTTTTGACAACTCTTCAATTATTTCATCAATCAAACCATTAAATATATGTATGTCTGTATAAATTCCTTCCAGTTCATACTCTAGTCCCATATCTTTAGCAGCATTTACTAAATAATCTTGGTTCCACATATCTTTAAGTTCTTTGTAATTGTCTTTTTCAAAAAAACCATAAGGTTCTATTTTTCTTTTATCTCCATTTGGTAATCTTGATTTTGCATTTTCAAGAATATCAATAACTCTGTCCTTGATACTTTTATATGCAAGGTTAACAGCCTCTTTTTTTATATCAGTTATAACTTTAGCTGTCTTCTCCAAATAAAAAGCACCATCAACAAAATAAAAATCAAGGTTATCAACTCTCTTGTTATGGTCAAAATCTAAAAGCACTGGTTTTATTTGATGTCGATTAAGATGTTTAATTATCCCGTACGTTTTACCACTACCACTTTCTCCATAAATAAGAGTTTTTCCAACTGGTACTAAATCAGTAACCATTTTAGGCTCAAAAGCATCTCCAAACTTTTCTACAGTCATGTTTTCTAATAGCATAGCTATATTCATGTGATTTTCCTTTTTTCCGACTAAGTAATAAAATTTAAGTTAAAAGATTGTTTGTGAGGAGTGTAGGTCGGTGGTTGCACTCTTCTCTGATAACTTAAAAAAGCTCAAGTGGCAACCACCATAGTATCAGACTTGAGCTTGTTTAAATTATCTAAAAAACATTTTACAAAAAATACCCTTACAAAAAAATAAATGATATTTTATTATTATATTTACTTTCTATAAATAATATATTTTATATATAGTATATAAATTTTATATACATATATAATAACATTATAATATTAAAAAGTCAAATAAAAATATATATTTTTTAAAAGAATTTTTAAATTTATGAGGAAGTGGTACAAAACGCAATAAAAACTTAACAGCTTATTGCAATTTGTAATATTTTTAGAGGTAGAAGTCTGAGGAGGAAATTTCTGTTTTTCCAAAGTTAGAGTAGTGCCAACTTGCATAACTAGAACCATCAAAAACATCATCATACCATTCATGCTTTTTGTTTGGTAGCCCATTAGCATCAAATACGTGTTTTTCGTGGCTCTCTACGAGTCTTTTGCATCTAGGGTGGATAAAGTATCGCCTCGTCTTATCTGTAGAGCATATCATAGAGTTATGAGCGTTTACACGGTCTATAATGTTAGGGTTTTTTGATAAGTTCATTACACTATAGCCGTAACTTCTTATTATCTGCACATCTGTGCGACCGCCTGCACTTGATTTATTAGCAGCTCCAGAGGCGTCTGTATGGAATATTTTTTTATATTTTGGATATCTGTTTTCTATAGCTTCCATTAAATCATCAGTATTAAACGAGCCGAAAAATTCATCAACTGCGTGTAATTCGTGTCCTCTTTTAACGTGTACGATTGCAGGCATTTTATTAACGTTGAAGTCGATACCAATTATAAGCGTGTCAAACTCTTGTATCTCTTCATAGCTGCAATTTAGTTCACGGTCGAAGTTTGGCACTACTAAGCCATCAAACGACTCAAAACTAGCTAAATACTCCTGTCTAAACGTGCGTTCATCTAAATCGTGCATAGCGCTTTGTATTTCGCTCTCAGGAACGTATCCGCCATCTATAGTAGTAAATTGCCACGACTGCCAGTCATTTAGTGTCTTAGCATTGTTATATAAATCATAAAAATAGTTTCTACCCATCGGGGAGCTAATAAACAACGCCCAACCTTGTCTATCAGATAAAGCAGGTCTTAAAACTTGTTGCCATACATTTTCAGGCTCTCGCATAGTTGCAAACTCATCTAATACAACACCACTAAGAGAGACACCACGCATAGTATCAGGACGGTCTGCACCTTTTAGTAATATCCTGCTACCATTTATAAGCTCAACTTCTAAGCGTGACTCATTGATTTTTTTAGCTAGATTTTTTCTTACTTTGTCTTTTAGTATTTCCCATAAAATCTGTCTGGCCTGTGCAAATGTAGGAGCAACAAAGAAGTATATTCCTTGTTCTTGAAAAGCTTTTGTGAGGATTATGTAAGTAGCTAAGTATGATTTACCAAAACGGCGTCCACATCCTGCTACTTTGAAGCGTGAAGAGTCATAGAATATAGTTTGTTGATTGTTTTTTAATTGCTCTTTAGCATTAAAGTCAATGTTGTATACTTTTTTAGGCATTAAGTTATTTTTAAATTAACCGTTATCTCATCATCGTCATCTTTGTCTTTTTCAAACATTCCTAAGTGTTTACCTAATAGTTCCAAAGATTTTAGCTTATCAAATCTCTTGTACTCATCTATTATGTCATAATCTTCTTGCCCTTGACCAGTTTTTTCTTTGCGTGATTTAAACGACGATACAACAGATGCAGTTTCATCATCAAGGTCGCTTACTTGAATCATATTCCCATTCTCGTCATATAATCTTCTTATATCATGAAACGCAATTTTTGCTAATTCTTTCACAACCATATCTGCAGTTATTTGAGTTCTTTCTTCTCTATCCTTTATCAATTCTGAAACATACTCCTGAATTACAAGTTTTGACAAGTTCTCTGTGCCTATTCTGTTTGCTGTTTTTTTGCTGTACCCTGACCTTATTGCAGATTGAGTTGCATTAAAATCAACTATATATTCTTCACAAAATTTTTTTTGTCTTTCTGTAAGTTTTTTCATATTTTAAAACAACCTCCCCTTCTTTAAACTTTTTTGGTATTGCAGTTCTCTCCTAATCGCACTCTTCACAAACTTACCTCTCGATATATCATTTTTAATACAATAAACATTTAAACGATAAAACTCATCATCATATAAATATACCTGTATTCTAATACGTTCTTTTGGTTGATTTTTCTTAAAACTAAATGGGTAATGGTCTGCAAACCACTCTTTAAGCTCTGATAGCTTAAGGCTTGCTATGCCTCTTTTACCGTGCATTGCTTAACCTTTTGCATCCACCCATCCCAGAGCAGTTCAAACCGCTTCGGATGTGTGCGTTTTAAGTAGTGTAGATTTTGTGGAGACATAGCCAAATACTTGGCTAGGCTTGTTATTGTTGGTTTCATGCTGTAATTGTAGCATAAAAATGGAAAATATGTTTTACTTAATTGTTGTAATTTCCAACTCCTTAGCACGTAAAGCACTATCTATAATATCCTGCAAATCCTGCTCTTTGTTTTTATGCCCGCGGATCCCTGTGCAAAGTGCTTTTTTAATAAGATGCTGCAAGGCTGGGTTTTTA